TAAAGAGGGTGTTCCTCAAAAAGTTACCGTAAAAGAATTAGATAATGTTCCTAATTTACCCAATGGTGACCCCAACCCAAACTTTGGAAAACAGGTAGATGTAGAGCAAACTGTAATATCTATGGCACCGAATGCTGGTAAGAAAAAAATAATTAGAGCTTTTTATGATCAAGCGATCAAAGACTCATTTACAGGATTACCTGTAGCTAAGACATTTAATGATTACAAAAATTTAGCTAAACTTCCTCCAGAGGAAGTTTACAAACAAGGTTATAAAAATAATGCAGATGTATACAGATTTAGAACAGTTGATTTTGATCCGAGAAAGTTTGCAGACAGCTTAGGTTTAAACAGCACTGATGGAAGAGCAGCATTAGAAGTAGCTTTAGAGGGCACAGGTACAAAAATAAAGGATATCGAAAGATTTTTAGAGGTAGCAGAAAAATCTGGTAGTTTCACAGTTACGGACCCATCCTCATTTGTTCAAAGACGTGTAACCTTAGGAGGTTTTAGAAGTTTATTATTATTTGGTGGTGTACAAGCTGGTGCAACAGCAGCAGGTTTTGGTCTACCAGTATTGATGGTGCCTTTACTATTAAGATATGGATCTAGCATTTTAACCGACCCTAAGGTATTGAAAGCATTTTCAGAAGTTTTAGACCAAACAGGTCTTGATGTGGTAAAAAGAGCGGGAGTCGCTAGGACTATTGGAGAACCTGAAGATACAAAAAAGACATTAGAACCCTTTACAATCTCTGAAAAAAATAAACAAATATTATTAGACTGGGCTGGTACAACATTGCCTACACAGGATGATTTAGATCAGCTAGATTTTGTAAACGAGGTAGAACAATCTTTGATAAGTTTAATGAAACAACCACAAACACAAGTGGAAGCAAAACCTGCAAGAAACCAACAAATGGAAATGATGAGTAGAATGTTTGGTGCACGAGGCTATCTAACCGGTGAAGAGGCACAAATAAAACAACAAATAGAAGATAGATTACAACCACAATTTGATGCTAGTTTAGGAAGCACACCCACACCTGATGTATCATTACAACCTAATATGCAGGTGCCGCTGCAAGCTAATGTTAGAAATCAGTTAGCCTTGGGAACTTTAGATGATGCTCTAGCTACACAAATGTTTAACAGAGGTATAGGTACACTATAATGAAACTTGATGGCGGCGTAGGATCAGTTATGGTTATGCCTTTAGGCATGAAAAATGGAGGTCCTGCAGAAAAATTATTAGCTGAGGGTCCACCAGAGGGACCAACACAATTTGAGGTGCCTGATGAAAGGATGATTACAAACAGAGTTGAAAGAAATCTTTTTTCCATACCTGTGCCCGATCCGGATGGCGGTCCTATCTCAAGCGAACCTTTTACTGAAACATTACCTGGACCAAATCCACCAGGTCCAGGTATGAAAACGCAAGAGTTTTTGTTTACTACTCCAACTTTAAATCCTCAAGAAGTTTTACCGGTATTACCATTTATGCCAAATCCAGCAATACCTAATCAAAGAAACCCTTTTATTGATGGATTTTTTGATCCAATGCCACAAAACACAGGTGGAGGAATAAGTGGTTTGATGGAAGCTAATATGTTGAAACCAGCAGGAATATTGACTATAACTAAGAGTTACGACATATGATTGAAATAACAGATTCACTTCGAGAGCAAGTACGTCACCATGAAGGTGTACGCACAGCGATGTATTTAGATAGTTTGGGAAAGGCCACGATCGGCATAGGCCACCTTATACTTCCGCATGAAAGAGAAAGATATGCAGAAGGTGTAGAGATTACCATGGAAGAGGTAGAAGAACTCTTCGATATCGACTTAAACAGAGCAGCAGCGGGAGCTGATGAGCTCATAGCTGAGAAGATTGGACACGATCTACCTCAGGCTATAGGTGAAGTCTTGGTCAACATGTGCTTTCAGCTAGGAAAAAATGGTGTCTCTAAGTTTAAGAACATGTTTAGATGCATGAAAGAAGGTGACTGGCAAGGTGCCGCTTTTCAAATGAAAGATAGTAGATGGCACAAACAAACCACGAACAGATGTGAAGAACTGGCATCTATCGTTGCAAACTACAAAGAAACGGAGTAGGATTAATTATGGTAATAGGAATTATAGCTAAGGGCATAGGTAAATTAACAAAGCCTAAGAAAAAAAAGACACCTTTCATAAGAAAAGGGCCTAAGACTATTAAGGGTTTTAAGCCTAAAGTAAGTAAAGAGCGTGATCCTATTGTCGAGAATCTGACTACAGAAGTTGATGTTCCTATGCAGGACATTGATGTTCCGTCTTTTCTTAAAAAAAGAATGAGCCCTGTAGACCAAGCTAAATTTAAAAAAATGCTACAGACTGGGAAAAAAGCCAAAGCCAGTAAGTTTGCACAAGAAAGGACTAAATAATGGCACTAAAACCAATACCAAAAGGTAATAAAGGATTACCAAAATTACCAAAAAAAGTTAGAAACAAAATGGGTTTTATGAAAGATGGTGGTCTCGCAGAAGCTACTGCTAAATTAAAAGCTCAAGGTTTAAAAGATGGCGGCCCTGTAAAAGGCATTGTGAGAGGTAAAGCTAGAGGTGGCGGAGCAGCTACTAAGGGTTTAGGTTATAACGTGAGGCCAAACTAATGGCAGGTCTTGGCATTGCACTTCGTGGTATCGGTAAGGCTGTAAAAAAAGGCATCAGCAAAATCAGTAATATGTCTGACAAAACTGCAGGGACTGTTACTATGACAGGTGTTGGAGCTGCTGTTGTAGGAGGCGGTGAACTACTTAAAAGTAAAAAGAAAAAAGGACCTAAAAAAAAATTAAAACAATTTAGGAAAAACTAATGGCAGGTCTTGGCATTGCACTTCGTGGTTTTGGTAAAGCTTTAAAAAAGTTTTCAAAAAATAAACAACGTGTAAAAGATGTTAAAAGAGGCATTTTAGCTGGTGCAGGCGCAACCTTAACAGGCAATGTTTTAGGTGTTGTAGCTGCATCTAAAACAAAAAAAAATAAATCTAAGAAATCCAAGCCTTAAGCTCATCACCCATAACTTGACTAGCTATGTCAACCTTGTTCTTCAGAGCAAGTAAAATCTTTTCATCTACCGTCCCTTTACAAACAAAGTCAACATATGTCACTTTATTCTTCTGTCCTATTCTGTGTGCACGATCCTCACTTTGTAATCTTATCTCAAGATCATAATTGTTTGAAAAGTAGACAACAGTATGAGAGGCAGTAAGAGTGATTCCATATCCACCAGTCTTAGGGTTTGCAACAAGGTACGTAAGATCATGTCCTTCATCCTGAAAATTTTTGACAAGATCCATGCGTACTTGATTTTCTGTATCACCATAAAAAGCTGCAGTCGAAGTATCACCGTATTTCTCCTTTAGTTTAGTTGTTATTGTTTGAATGTTGTGACGATAAGTTGCCCAGATGATTACTTTACCACTGACCTCGTCCAACAAATTAAATAGCTCTTCATATCTTTTAGTAGGCAGGTCGTGGGTTTCGCCTTGGTCATTTATGGTAAACCCACAACATACCTGGTGCAACTTAACAATCTGTGAGAGCCGGTTCACAGATGTGGTTGTTTCGTCATTGAAAATAAACATTGCGTTCCTTCTCAATGATTCATAAGCTACAAGTTGTTTCTCACTCATGGCTATGAATCTTTTCTGATAAATCTTAGGAGGTAGATCCACACACTCTTCTTTTTTTACTCTGAATGCATGTGTGTATATCTTCTTCTCTAATTCATCTAATCTTTGATAACCTGTAATCAATGGAAAGCTACGACCACCTGACGTGGGTCTACTAATTATTTTGGCATATCGTGCCCTGAAAGCATAATAATTTTTACCGAGTATGTTTTTATCTAAAAATGCAAACTGTGAAAATATATCAAGAGGACTTTTGGTTATGGGTGTGCCAGTCAAGATTCTTTTGTAACCTATCTTCTCTGACATCTTTAATAATGTCTTTGTGCGTTTAGCCGTATGTGTTTTGATTGTTGTGCTTTCATCTACAATCATCATCATCTTC